AAGAACAATATGCAGATCGCAAAGAAAAATACGAAACAGGCAAACAGGATCTGAGTGGAAAAGACATTTAATCGAATTGTGGTGTTGTGGGATAATCAAAACGGATTCTGGTGGAATGAAACATGTGCTATGGTATTAGAAGTGTTTGGACTGCCTGGAGATCGTTACGAATCCAGACCATCACACGATGCTATGTTTTTTGATTTTAAAAATAAAAAAGATGCTGACTTATGTCGTATCTTATTAAGTGAGAGATTATGATAGTATTTCAAAATCAGTGGGAAACATTTGAATCTTTTGATTTTGATAATTTAATCACAGCCGCAGATCAAAAATCAGCAATGGCTGATATTAGAGCTATTATAGATTCTGGCAAATACTTTACCAATAGTCCTAGATATCAAACTAATGTAAATGTGTTTGGACAATATGGCGAACATTGGATGAAATTTAAAATGAGTTTCATCTTCAGTTGTTTTATGTATTTGAAAGAAGAAGTAAAGATCGATCAAATACAATCTTGGAGTTTTATGACTTCAAACAAAACAGTTGAAGATAGAGATAAACTTTGGCATACACACCAATATGGTAGCGAAAGAACACTGTCGGGTATATACTACTTGCATATTCCAGATGACATTACAGATATGAATACTTGTGGAACTGAGTTTGCTATAAACGGTTTGGATGATCCAGAACGCTTTACAGTCAAACCCGAACAGTACAAGTGGTTGATTTACCCAGGAAAAACTTGGCACAGACCTTGCCCGCCGCAGTCTAGTCAGGATCGATTTGTAATTGCGGCAGACATGGTATTTTAAGGAGAATTATATGTACCACGAAAGTTTAGATGTTAAAGAATTTGTTGTCAAAGAAAGTGCTGGCTTCTGTGTGCGTGTTCGTACACACGAAGTAATTTCTCCAAAAGGATTGTACAGTTTAGATTTTATCCAAGAAAGTTTGAACGATAAAGGCGAAGTACAGTCTGATCAAACTTATAATTTTTTCATGACAAAAGATGAGGTCCGGACTCTATGCAATGGTCTAATGTCAAACGTTATCTAAGCAGTTTACTCATTGTAATAGTCATTACAATAGTGTTTATTATCCCTGTTATATTCTTATCCATACCAAAACCAGAAGGTGTTTGGATCAATTGCGGAGTCAGTGAAATTAGTCCCGATTTCACTACAGAGATGCGTGAAGCATGTAGACAACTTCGAGCAACAAATAACTTGCAAAAACCTAAATAAACCTATATACTATACACATAGGAGTAATAAATGACTGAATCCGTAACGTATAACAACATAGACGACAAAGGCTATGAAGAAACTAACCTAGCAGATGCTATTCGCTTTAAAATGAAGCGTGATGGTAAAAGGTTTTGGGCTGGCGATAACGTCAGTGATTATCTACACGAAGATGATAAAAACATTCTAATTGAAGAAGCAACAATAGCTTTTGAAAAAGTATTGGATACTCTACTAATTGATAGAGAAAATGATCCAAACAGTAAAGGTACAGCTCGGCGTCTAGCCAAGATGTACTTCAACGAAATTATGGAAGGTCGTTATGTTCCAGCACCAGATGCAACAGCATTTCCAAATGACTCTGCAGATCGCTACGAAGGCATGCTCGTGGTTCGCAGTGAGCTACGGTCCATGTGCTCTCATCATCACCAGCCTGTGGTTGGGGTTGCCTACATCGGTATCATTGCCGCTAATAAACTCATTGGTCTTTCTAAATATACTCGTATCGCACAATGGTGTGCTCGTCGAGGAACACTACAGGAAGAACTCTGCAACGACATAGCCCGTGAAATCCAAAAAGCCACAGGAGCAGAAAACTTAGGTGTATATATTCAAGCCACACACGGATGTTGTGAAAATCGTGGTATTATGGCACACAGTAGTCTGACACAGACCACAGTACTAACTGGTTCGTTTAAAACTGATCCGGGTGCTAAGAAAGAGTTTTTTGATAATATTAAATTACAACAGGAGTTTGCCCCAAGATGACAACAGCCCAAGAACTAACTGATCAATTGATCAACCGTGCAAAAAATTTACAAGAGTTTGTGGTTCAACGTGAGTGGGAAGAAATCCCAGCAGGCGTTGTTCGATTTAATATACAGCACACACAAGGACATCTTGCTAGAATTTTCGTGCCTGCTCTCACACAATCAGAAGCAGAATCTATGGTCAATGAATGGTTTGAAGAGGAAGTATAATGGACCCTAAACACCTGTACACATTTAGATGGACACAGCCGTACTCAACATACCGACAACGTCCGTATTTGCGTAGCCAGCATGAAGCATACGAACAACTAGTCGAACGGTTCCTTGAAGATGGTAATTTTAAAGAAGCAAACATAGCAATAGAAAGAATAATGAAATTATGAACTGGTTTAAACGAATAATAGTCAAGTGGGTACGTGAGGATTGGGAAAATTCTGGACGAGTTCCGCAGGAAGATTGGGACCCAAGTACCAAAATGAGTCGTGGCAATTCTATCAGCACTATCAGTGGTCGTGCCAATGTTGACAGCGAGCCCACACTTCAATTCAAAGTGTACAGTGCTGTGGGCGGAAAGATTGTGGAGTTTAGTCGCTATGATCCAAAGTCTGACAGAACTGACCGTCAAATTTATATTATTGGCAAGGAAGAAGACTTTGGCGAAAAGATTGCTAAAATTTCAACATTAGAGGCGCTACGATGAACACACAGGTACCAGCAGAAGGCATAATGAAAACAAACGATTGGGGAGACAGCAGAGTCTATCGAATTGCTTGTAATTGTGGTGATGAAAATCACAATCACAACATGTGGGTGGAAGCAGATGATTGTGACATTGTTGTAACCATTTATACCACAGGCAAAACAAACTGGTGGAGTAAAACACGCTGGTATCACATTTGGACATTGTTAACCAAAGGTTATATTGATACTGAATCCACTGTACACTTAACCAAACAACAAGCACTTAATTATGCTGAAACTTTGAAAAGTGCCATTGATGATCTCGAAGCTTTTCGTAATGCTAGACAACACAACGAAGAACGTGCTACAATAAAAAAAATGGCAAATGAACAGGATTGTGTATGAGCAAAATTAAAATAGCGGAACTGTTTTACAGTATCCAAGGTGAAGGACGCTACATGGGCGTCCCGTCTGTGTTTCTACGCACATTCGGTTGTAACTTCAAATGCGCTGGCTTTGGTATGCCACGTGGTGAAATAAGTCACGAAGCAACTGACATTGCGGCCACACACAAAATGATTACGCCGTTTACAACATATGAAGAACTTCCTTTGGTTTCTACGGGCTGTGATAGTTATGCTAGTTGGCATCCTGATTTTAAAGAACTTAGTCCAATGCTCACTTCAGAAGCAATCGCCGACAGAATCTCGGAAATTATTCCATTTGGAGAATGGCGAGACGAACACTTAGTTATCACAGGCGGTGAGCCCTTGTTAGGTTGGCAACGTGCTTATCCAGACTTGATTAACAACACCAAGATGCGCGGATTGAAAGAAATTACATTTGAAACAAATGGTACTCAGAAACTTACACCAGAATTTAAAGAATACTTGAGAAAGTGGAACAGTGTAGTAGGTAGAGAACTTACATTTAGTGTAAGTGCCAAACTGCCATGTAGTGGCGAAGTGTGGGAAGAAGCTATCCTTCCAGAAGTGGTTTGTGAATACGAACAAGTTGGCACAGCATATTTGAAGTTTGTTATTGCCACAGAACAAGACTTTGCTGATGCTGAGTGTGCTATTGCGGCATATCGTACAGCAGGATTTAAAGGACACGTTTATCTGATGCCAGTAGGCGGTGTAGAAAGTGTATACGCAATGAATAATAAAAACGTAGCAATACTGGCTATGAAAAACGGCTTACGTTATAGCGACAGATTACAAGTGCCGTTATTTAAAAATGAATGGGGTACTTAATGAAAAAGTTTATACAAAAGATTTTTGGTATTACAAAGTTAATTGAAGAAAAGGACTTAGCGTTAGCTGAAGCAAGCAAAGCTAAGGAAGCAGAAGAACATGCTAAAATGTCTCCAAAAGAACGTGCTAACAAAAGAAAAGAACCGTGGGTAGCTGTACTAGAAACGCATGTTAACAAAGATAATCCAGCAAATGGATTTTTTGAGCTTGACTGGAATGAATATTTTGTGCTACAATTAAGACAAGCAGGTTACGGTTACGAAGGTGATACTGATGAATTGATTGTTGACTTGTGGTTTAAAACACTAGCACGTAACATGCTTAGTGATGAGGGTTTGGATTTGAATCGTAGTCAAGGTTTTATTAATGTTCAGAAACTGGACGCAAACAGATCGGAAATTGGATGACATATATTATAGTTGATACTGCTAACACATTCTTTCGTGCTAGACACGTGGTTCAAGGCAGTGCTGACATTAAGTTGGGTATGGCATTCCACATTACCCTCAACAGTATTAAAAAAGCATGGCAAGACTTTGGTGGTAGCCATGTGGTGTTCTGCCTCGAGGGTCGAAGCTGGCGCAAAGATTTTTACAAGCCTTACAAAGCCAATCGTAAAGAAGCTAGAGATGCATTAACTGAACGCGAACAAGAAGAAGACAAATTGTTCTGGGAAGCATTTGACGAATTTAAAAAATTTGTTACCGAAAAAACTAATTGCACTATACTACAGCATCCACGTTTAGAAGCTGACGATTTGATTGCAGGTTGGACACAAGCTCATCCGGATGCAAAACATGTTATCATTAGTACAGATGGCGACTTTGCGCAATTGATTAAACATAATGTAAGTCAGTATAACGGTGTAGGCGATTTGCATATCACGCATGAAGGCACATTTGATGCCAAGGGCAAACCTGTTAAAGACAAAAAGACAGGCGAGCCTAAGGCCGCACAAGATCCAGAATGGATGCTGTTCGAAAAATGTATGCGTGGCGACACTAGCGATAATGTGTTTTCGGCATATCCAGGTGTGCGTACTAAAGGTTCTAAAAACAAAGTTGGTCTTACTGAAGCATTTGAAGACCGTAAGAGCAAAGGGTTCTCTTGGAACAATCTCATGTTGCAACGTTGGGTCGACCACGATGGTCGAGAACATCGTGTGTTAGAGGATTATTTGCGTAACGTACACTTGTGCGATTTAACAGCACAACCCGAAGACATTAAACAATGTATTCGTGAAACAATTGAAACAAACGCAATATCTAAGAGTGTAGATCAAGTGGGTATTCGTATGCTTAAATTCTGCAATGCATGGGACATGAAAAAAATTGCAGACAACATACAAACGTATGCTGAACCGTTTCAAGCAAAATATCCAACTACCAAAGCCGCACAAAACTTATTCGAGGAACAACTATGACAGAGATACACGCAAAGCCCATTGTAGATGGCAAATTTTGGATCGTGGAAAAAGACGGCAACAAAATTGCCACACTACACAAAAAAGAAAACAATCGTTTTGTGTTATCCAGCACCAACGGTGAAGTGATGTTTAACAAAAAAGAAGACTTACAAAAACAATTTGGTAAAGAGTTCTTTTTAAAGAATACCAAAGTTAAAGTAACTTCTGCAGAACCTGAAACACATGAGGTGCACGGATTTCCAGCTATGTGTAAACCTTATAACAGTATGTATGATGTAAAACGTAAGCTACCGTTGTTTACTAAATCAAATGCCAGTAAAAGTTTGTATTGTGCAGGTTACTACACAATCAAATTTGAAAAAGGTTGGGTACGTAGTTTTTGTCCTAAACTAATTACAATTGAACGTTATCCAAATAAAGGTCCGTTTATGAGTGAGTTTGAAATGAAGGCAGTGTTGGCAAATGCAAAATCCAATTAATACTGCCGCACTATTACAATTTACTCAATTGTTAAAATCTGCCGAATTGACTCAACAAAAAGAACTAAAGATGACAATTCAACAGGCCAGATTACTTAATATAGCCCTTACTGAAGTATTGACCAAGTTATCGCAAGATTACGAAAGTTTATTTCATAGTTTAAAACAATCCAGTGCTAACGAAGTAGTTAGCATACAACTAGACGGTGGAGTGTTTGGCGAGGAAAAATAGATAAATATATACGTACATATCGAGACGTATATTATGAGTCGACCAAAACCAAAAGTATTATTAGAGTATATCAGTAAAAAAACCTATAAAGCTGAACAAGTTTTAGAGTCGGAAGCCATTTGGGCTGTGTTCTATAAAGCTGAGCCGTTCAATCTCAAATCTTTTAGTAGTGTCACAAGCTATCCTGGACCTAAGTACAAAAAGACAAGTTTCTCAAATCCCGGTCATGCACATAATCTAGCAAAAAAACTAAATTTAACTTTTGGTACTACGGATTTTGAGGTATATAAACTCACAACCGGTACCTTAGTTAAATGATATCAAACAATACATATACCAAAATATTTTTAAAACAATGGGACAAGAGTAGCGATGAGGCCAATGTCCAATTGTTTCAACGTAAGTGGTTTGTAAACAACAGAACCAAAATTGG